CCTTAGTCTCTAGGTAGATACCATTGGGTAACAGGAAATCTGGCGAATAATGATGCATGATTTGGTATGGAACCCTTGTAGGTTCATACTCATAATCAATTCCTAACTCACATAGAAGATCAGATACCTTCTCTTCAAGTTGTGACTTGAACATTAGAAGTCATCTTCTACTGAGCTTGGTGTGCCTACTGCCTCTACGTTAGGTTCATTAGTTTTATATCCACTGGTCTTACCGAATAACTCAGCTACTCCAGCTTCATCTAAGTCTCCAGTATCTACTCCAGCACCACCCTGACAGGTGATTACCTGTACTCCAGAGAGCTTAAGAGACGTACCATAAGTGACACCATCTCTTAGTAGGTAAGGCTTCTGTATAAAGCCTAGTTTGACAGTAGATCCTGCATAGACAGGAGTATTAGGGTCAGTAATAGGAGTACCTTCTGTGTCGACCACTGGTGGTCTTTTGTCCTCACTCCATGAGAACTTGATGATGTATTTTCCATCGCTAACTTCCTCCCATGGCTCAATTTTGAGGCTGGCTCTTTTAGGGTTTTTGAGTTTTGACTCAGCCCATTTAAGACACTCAACTCTCTCTTCTTCTAACTTATCAATCAAGTCCTTACCAACTACAGCTTTAAGACTGTAGCCAAACTGACTCGGCTTCATTACAGCCTGATACCCCTCTAGTACTACGGGTTCAGGTGTGACGTGGATGTTTCTCATTAACAAAAAAAGTAAGTGGATTCAATTACTGACTCAGGTTTAAGGTCGCCAATAATCGGTGGTTCAGACTCAGCTCCTATCTGACGAGCAAAGTCTCTTAAAAAATCATGTTCTGCAAACAAGTGCATATATGTATCTCTAACTAGATCTCCTAGTAGTTTCATATCGTTAGCTCTACATAGAACTGAATCATGTATTAGAGCTATTGGTGCATTGAATTTCAACGCTGATATATGCAACAACGATGCATCTAATGAATGGATAAGATTAGGAGCTGTTGCATTCTTATGGTGAGCTTTATCTACTTGCTTACCATCTCCTACAGCTACACGTAAGTTAACAGTACCTAGTAATTGTAGTTGTATTCTTACAACCTCTCTCTTATTTAACTTCTGCCTAACAGTAAAGTCAGATGGAGTTTCCCATTCTAAATACTCTTTACCATTAGCTAATACTTTACTGACCTCTGTCTCTATCCATTTCATAACTGCCATAGGTCCAGGGAATATTTCATTCATTGCATCCCTGACAGCTTTGACAGTTTGTGTTAGCTCATCCTTATCAATCTCTATACCCTTTTCTTTCAAAGCTTCTCTAATGTACGACCTATTGCTGTATGGTTTTGCATTATAAGGTATAGTCATTACTGTACGCTTTGTACATTTACGGTCCCAGTAGGGACGTATCTTTTCAGGTATATTTGGTAATGCTTTTTCTGCTATTACTTGATAAGCATCTTGCGGCTTAGAGCTTGGTATAACATTAACTAATTCAGCAGTTGATTTACATTTACATAACCCTGATAGGATCTGTAATCCAGATGCAGTAGCATCAGTAGCGATAGGCAGGTTAGTAGTAGTTTTAGTCTTAGCTATGACTATCTCATAGTATTCTCTACAGGCTGCAAGGAAGCACCATGGCTCCGAGACACCTTCCCATTCATGTATATAACCTATTGGATCTTCAGCTACATTCTTGATTACCTCAAGGTTATCTAAGACCCATTGCTGTCTATCAGACATACTGTCTTTATCCCTACCCGCCGTCGTGGCTACTTGGAAAGCCAGCCATTCTTTACCCTGTTCATTTATCTCTGCTGACTCACTGAAGAGAATTAAACTTTTTCCAAAGTCTGTGTCTTGTAAAGATAATACTGAGGGTATGGGATATGCTCTTCCCCGGTAGTCGAAGCTCCACGGCAAGAAAAATTCCTTACCTTTAAACTTACCTACCGATGCCATCTGCATTCGTGTTCTACATGAACGCCTGAATGACTGAGCATTTAGATCTCTTTTCTCTGTAGCTCTCCTTCTCCAGTCGTGTCTTGAATCCTTATTGGTAGCAATATCAACTGGCTTAGGAGGTATGTCATGGTTAACGATAGGGATAAACTTCCCTACTTCATAACCATCTCTATCTAATTGCTCAGCTACTCCAACAGTGAATGGATTTAGCTGGTATCCAACCTTCTGAATCTTGTTCAAGAAGGCAACAGGTTTTTCTCCCTGTATACATGACTGACCGCGCCTGACCATTGAATTAATCTGTAAAAGCTCGTCAAGCACGTAACCACCATTCTCTTCTATGCTCCAATCCCTCGGAGGTATCAACATGGGATATGAAAGAGGCGCAAACTCTTCAGCATCCTTCAATACTTGTTCTTTGGAAGCTAAATACTCAGGTGTTGGAACTACAAATATGTTTTTATTTCTTCCTACATATTTAATTTGTTTTTCAAACCAACCACTCTCTTCCACAAAACAATCAAGCAACCAACCACCAATGAGTACGGATCTAGCTCTACCCCATGCCTCCCATGGTGCGACCTCATACCTATTCATTAATGTTTGTATCTTTTTTATTTTGTATTCAGTTCCTGTTGCCTTGTGCCAATAATTATCTTTAAGAGTTTTTAATAATGCAGGTACTTTATCTTCGTAATAAAGCATCTGACATTCTTTCTCTATTCCAAATCCAATAGCAGCTGAAATATTTGTAACATTATTACTGTCAATTCTATGTCCAAATATTTTATCGAGAGCAATCTTGCAAGTTATCGCCGCGCAGCTATTACTACTAAGTACGGATAAGAATGGTTTTAGATCTTTAAACTTAACTCCAACTTTTCCTTCATGCAGTCTATTAGAAGTATCTTCTATTCTTTTAGAAAGCTTAGGTATTAATACTTGTAATGTTGTTGATCCATATATAGATGCTGATGCATAACTTTGTTCTTCTAGCTTTTGTGTATTTTCATATAATTTCTCTTTTCCTAAACGAATTTGATCGCGCTCAAGCTGAACTTGATCCGCGAGATTACTCTTTGTAAGCATTAAAAAAGCGCGGTAGATTGAACGAATTAATCTATACGTAAGTGGATATTGCTATAAATAAAGATACCCCAAGGCTTTTGACCTTGAGGTACTACTGTCTATACATTAGTGGATTAAAAGACTATGTGGTTTTTAAGTCTGGTGCGTCTACCAATTCCGCCACACTCCCACTGGGATTTGGACCCGCTGTAGATTAGCACCAGTCATAAACATTGCACTTAAAATCTGAAAATGAATAGATTTGAGCCGACTATAGACGCGGCAGAATCGTGATTGTGAAGATTAGAACTCTAACTTCATCGTATGTTTTTGCTGACTTTCACTCATTGACTTGGCATAACCTAATGTAGTGGAAATTGATTTGTGTCCACACATATTCTGGACATCAATCGGTGGCGTACCTGATGCCATATGCCATGTAGCAAAGCTATACCTTAAAGAGTGAAAGCAATACCCATCCTCCTCGTAACAACCAACTTGGTGCATACATTTATAGAACGCACGTCTTAGCTGGTCATCACCTGTCCACTCATCACCAAAGATCTTTACGTTTGGCTTAGCAAACTCAATCCTTGATTTAAGTATTGGCACTAGCTGAGGATGAATAGGTATTGTCCTTGCTCTACCCCACTTACATTTCTCAAGTGCGAGAATGTTTAGGTCAAAGTTAACCCAACGTGCGGGAAGGTTGAGGATCTCTGATTGCCTCATACCTGTTAGAGCTGCAACCTGAATGATGTCAGCTACATCATCACGTTTCCATTGTGTTCTGGCAAAGTTAATCATGCCATGTACTTGCTCCTTGGTGAAGTAAGTACGATTAGCTTCATGCTCTCTAAGCCGTTCAAATGGCAGCCAATCAAGCGCAACATCATGTAGTCTCATCTTCTTAGTAAACTTAAGAACGACGGATACAGCGGATATGAACCGATTAATAGAAGCATGTGCTAAACCTCTATCCTTTAGACGATTAGTTAATGTAACCATCAATGGATAGTCGATGTTCTTAATGGGGAATGTTAGTCCTTGAAACTCTGTGAACATGCCAGCGTATAACAAAGCGGACTTCCGTCCGTTGCCGTTCTTCCAGCTATCACGGTTATTACATGTGAACTCTAAACATTGACCCCATGTGAGTGCTTTACTCATAAAGAATTTGTTTAATTTGTTTCATTAAGTCTTCACCTTTACGGGTGAGTTTGAGGCGTTGCCTCCTTGGTGATTGTTCTTCTACCTCCTTTACTATTAGGTCAAATCCAGCTTTACCTAGACGATGGTCCTTGCTTAGCCTGTCAGTATTACGTGAGCTACTAGCAGTAGTGAAGTTTAAGTCTTCTTCTAATGCAGTCTTATGGCAATCATTATGTGATCCGATATAAAACAACGTAGCTAATACTTGGGCTGGTACTTCTCGGTCATACAAACGTAAGAGATTGATTACCCTTAATAGGCGTTCAATCTTATCGTCTGTTACTGTCCTCCGAAGATTGGGATCCATCGTCCTTTTTAAAGTTTGGACATGAATACTCTATACGTAATCTGCCTAAGTGGATATCAAATTGACAGTATTGTTCATCATCCAATCCCATGTAGAAATCACCGTGACTTATGATCTGCATCTGAAATAATTAGTCGAAGTTGTAACAATAATAATAAATACCTAGCTGATCTAGGCTATGTACATTACAGAGTATTACTATCGCCTGTGTTTTTACATAATTTATGTAAATACATCTTAATAGACTGATTCGCAATATCATTGATCGTACAATCCTGCTTGGCTGCTTCGATCTTGAGCTTTTTATGAAGCCAATCTTCCATGGTCAGGGAAACTCTTTTCAATACTTAAATGCAACATAGTAATTCTACCTACTATATACTTTTGTGCTATCTTCTTGTAATTGTTGATACATCAACTCTACCAACTCATCCTTGTGAGCGTGGTTATTCAAGTCCCTGATTAGTTCAGCTGTTCTAATCTCTTGTGTTCTTTTCCTCATTGTTATTGTACCTCTGTGGATGTGGTGAAAGTTTGTGAATTGAATCGTGATCGCACACAACAAACTCATGTGTGTTCACTAATTGTTTGATCTT